GCTGCTAAAGATGCAGCTTGTGTTTGTAATGGGTCTTGAGCTGCAACTGATGGTGCAAACTTAGAAGTATCTATTGGTTGTGCAGTTAAACCAGCTAGCTGTGTAGCATAGTCTTGTCCTAATTGTGATATAATACCCGATGGTAAAGTTCGTTGTTCTGTTATTGCCATTATAATACTCCTTCTAATCTTTGCGCTGTGGCGAACATGTTTCTTGCGCCCTCTAATCCTTGAGATTCTTCTGATATCTGTCCGCCTCGTTCTAA